GCCTACATCAAGTCCGTTGGTGGCTTCGAGGCATTTGCCGAGTGGGGTCTTGTATGATTATTGAAAAGAAAAATACGGCAGACCTTCTGCCTGCCGACTACAATCCCCGCAAAGACCTCAAGCCCGGTGATGCGGAATATGAAAAGCTGAAACGCTCCATCGAGCAGTTCGGCTATGTGGAGCCGGTCATCTGGAACAAGACCACCGGCCGTGTGGTTGGCGGTCATCAGCGTCTGAAGGTGCTGATGGATATGGGCATGACCAAAGTGGACTGCGTTGTGGTGGAGATGGACGAGGACAAGGAAAAAGCCCTCAATATCGCTCTCAACAAAATCAGCGGTGATTGGGATAAGGACAAGTTGGCTCTGCTCATTGCCGACCTGCAGGGCGCTGACTTCGATGTTTCCTTCACTGGTTTCGAGCCTGCCGAGATCGATGACCTGTTCAAGGATACACTCAAGGACGGTGTCAAAGATGATGATTTCGATGTAGGCGCAGAACTGGAAAAGCCCACCATGACCAAGCACGGTGATATCTGGACACTCGGTCGCCACCGTCTGATCTGCGGTGACAGCACCAAGGCTGAAACCTATGACCTCCTGATGGGCAGCACCAAAGCCAACCTGGTCATCACCGACCCTCCGTACAATGTCAACTACGAAGGCAGCGCAGGCAAAATCAAAAACGACAACATGGCAGACGATACCTTTTATAATTTCCTCCTGGATGCGTACACGCAGATGCACTCCGCGATGGCGGATGACGCTTCTATCTATGTGTTCCACGCAGATACCGAGGGTCTGAACTTCCGCAAGGCTTTTGCCGATGCGGGTTTTTATTTGTCCGGCTGTTGCATCTGGAAAAAGCAGTCCCTTGTGTTGGGACGCTCTCCTTACCAGTGGCAGCACGAACCCTGTTTGTACGGTTGGAAGAAAAACGGCAAACACCAGTGGTACACCGGCAGGAAGGAAACCACCATCTGGGAATTCGATAAGCCCAAGAAAAATGGTGACCATCCGACCATGAAGCCGATCCCGCTGTTGGCGTATCCCATCATGAATTCTTCGATGAGCAATAGCGTGGTGCTTGACCCCTTCGGCGGCTCTGGCTCTACACTCATTGCCTGTGAGCAGACCGACCGCATCTGCTACACCGTGGAACTGGATGAAAAGTTCTGCGATGTTATCGTGAAGCGGTACATCGAGCAGGTCGGTGGCTCGGACGAAGTTTCGGTCATTCGGGACGGACTTTCGTACAAATACTCCGAAGTGGAGGTACAAGATGAATAATTTGACCCTGGGCAGTCTCTTTGACGGCTCCGGCGGTTTCCCTTTGGGCGGCTTGATTTCCGGCATCACACCTGTGTGGGCATCGGAGATCGAGCCGTTTCCAATTCGGGTCACTACCAAGCGTCTGCCCTTTATGAAACATTACGGTGACATCTCCCAGATGGATGGCGGGAAGATCGAGCCTGTGGACATCATCACCTTCGGCTCACCCTGCACGGATATGTCCGTTGCCGGTCGCAGAGCCGGACTGGAAGGACAGCAATCTGTGCTGTTCTACCAAGCCATCCGCATCATTAAGGAAATGAGTCCTGCAAACAAAAGTCAATAGCCAAAAAGAAAAAAGTCCCGCAAAATTTGCGAGACCGAAAAAGGGCATAGCAAAACAGGCTGGAGAAAAGATGTATCGCCAGCCGGGATGGAATTGGCAGTTAGCTTAACTCTGTGCGGAGTTCTGCTGCGCGTCGAAATCCTCAAGGCACTCTTTCACACGAGCATAGTAGATGCGCAGGAACTTGTTCTGCGCGGCTGTCATGTAGACAAAATAAGGCTTGCCCTCCGCGCGTTTCTTATCGAGGAACTGGTACACCGGTTCGTCCTCTGGAGCTTTTCTCAGATATGTACAGACGATTTGGTACAGCGTTTTCCGCAAGTGCGGAGAACCGCGCTTGGTTGTTGGAGTGCTTTTTGCCTCGTGCTTGCCGGATTGGTCCACAGCCGGATCGACACCCGCAAATCCCACAATGGAGCTGCGGCGCGGAAAACGGCGCACATCGCCAATCTCGGCCATAAGCTGCGCGGCAGTGATTTCGCCAACGCCGTACATGGCATGCACTGTATCGTACTCTGGCAGTTGCCGCGCAAGGCGTGCCATCTCGGCGCGCAAAGCGGCCAGCGTCATCTTGCCTGCAAGCAACTGCTGGGCAGCAGTCGTAATCAGCAGCTTTGTGTTGTCATTCTTCGGCAGCGTGGTGAAAAGGCCACAGCTTCCCGCGTAGATGTCCAGCGCCTTCTCTGCGCTGTAATGGTAGCCCTTGCGCTTGCACCACTTCTGATAGCGCTCGGTGAATGCCTTCTCGCTGACGCGGCAGATGCAGTCGCAGTGCCAAAAGGTCATGACAAAGTCCACCCATTTCTGGTGGCCGTCCGCACGCTCCGGGCTGGAGAACAGTTCGTTCACGCCGGGAAAGGTCTTGTCGGTCAGCGAAATGAGATTGTTTTGCAGCGATACCACCGTTTTCATGTAGAGGTTGTACTGGCGGCTGCACAGCTTCAGTTGTTGTCTTACCGTGTCCATGGGAGTATATTCCCGCAGATCTACCCAATTGTCAAGGCCATACTTGGCGATTTTCATGGCGTCCGCCTTGTCGGTCTTGACCTTGCGGATTGAGCCGCCCCCGCTCTGCTTGATGAACAGCGGATTCAGGACGCAGACATAAATGCCGTATTCGTGCAGCGCCGCCGCTACCGGCTCATGGTAGCGACCGGTGGCCTCCATGATGACGCGGGTATCTTCCCCCAGCGCGATGATGGCGTAGGCCATCTGCTCCAGACCGACCTCGGTGTGGAGAAATTCCTGTGGCAGCAATGCCACTTCACCCATTGGCCGCAGGGCAGCCACCATGCTTTTCCCTTTGGAAACATCGATCCCTACTGCGTTCATTTAGTTCCTCCTTGTGATTGGATATGGCTTCCCGCCCTTTCCTCATTGCCTGTTCAATCTCCTGGGTGACACGAGCGCACATGGTGGCTCTACCTGCGCAAATCGAATGCTGCGAACGAGAGAGGCGGCTGACGGACTCATTTACGGGCGTGTTGGCCCAAGGTGAGCTATGTCAGGCCATTTACTCTCCCATTCTAACAGCTTCGGCTTTGAGATGGGAAAAGACGCGGCTGGCTGCCGCGCCTTAAACCGTAATTATTATTGTAGGAGGTGTGCTACCAATGGCAAATATCCAAGATACATCGTGTGGGAGAATGTCCCCGGCGCCTTCTCCTCAAACAGCGGTGAAGACTTCAAGGCAGTCCTCGAAGCGGTCATCGGTGTCGCAGAACCGGAAACCCAGGTGCCTATGCCTGAAAAGAACCGATGGCCTTATGCCGACTGCTACATGGGAGACGGATGGAGCGTTGCTTACAGAGTTCTTGACGCTCAATTCTGGGGAGTTCCCCAACGAAGAAAACGCATCTACCTTGTCGCAGATTTTGCAGGTAGGCGTGCCTTCGACATACTTTTTAAGTCCGAAGGCTTGTCAGGGTATTCTGCGGAGGGCTTCCGCTCGTGGCAAAGAACTGCCGGAAGTGCTGCGGATCGCACTGGAACAGCAAGCCTCTGCTTAAATGACCAGGGCGGTCAGCGTATGGATGTGACGGATGATGTAACCGCCACGCTCCGCGCTGAAGCCCACCATCCTCCGTGTGTTCTGGAATCCGCAGGATTCTGCACAGAGCATTCTGCCAAGAGCCGCAGCATTGGTTATGAGGAAGAAACTTCGCCAACACTCCGAGCAGGAGTCGTTCCTGCAGCAGTCGCTTTGGAAAACCATCCAACCGACAGCAGAGTGAAGATTGCCGAGGACGGCAAAATTCAGACGCTCACCTCCCGCATGGGGACAGGCGGTGGAAATGTGCCGCTTGTTATGAAGATCCGCTCTGGTTGTGAAGGTGGCGGCAAGGGTCCTCTCATCCAGACAGATAAATCCGCCACGCTTTCCTGTAACAATGACCAGACTTTGTTTGAGCCGAAGGCTTATAGTATCTGCTCAAAAGAAAGCAATGCTATGAAATCGGACAATCCTCACAGCGGAATCTATGAGGCCGAAACATCTCGCACCATAGACGGCAACGGCGGTAACCCCGGATGCAACCAGGGCGGCATTGCGGTGGTGGAAAGTTATGCCATCCAGGGTTCTATGATCGGTCGCAACGATAAGAAT